CAATATGGATTATATAAGTTCTTTCGGAACGATGAAATACAAACATATATCAAGAAATCAAAAATATAAAATTAATAATTTTATGAAATGGTGTGTTGGTTATTGGGAGGATACAGAAGAAAACCACGAATACTTTGAGCAAATAGAAATAACCGAACCAAAAATAACTTACAAATATATTAGTGAAACTGATAAATCTATTAAAATTGAAATAAATTGTAATTGTTTGTGTGGTGGAATATATTTAAGAATTTTCAAGATTTATAAATAATTATATAATATCAGTAAATATTATATGATTAATACAAAAAAAGATGTAGAAAAAATAAAAGAATATAGTTTAAGTAATGATGACTTTGATAAAATATTAGAACCTGATACAAATATATTTACTTACCCTGAATTAGAAAATGTTCGTCATATTGACGAAGTTTTTGATAGAAAAGGACGAGCAATTATGCTATATTTAACGGAAAACTCTAACAGCGGACATTGGATTAGTTTAATAAAAAAAGGAGATACAATAGAATTTTATGACCCGTATGGATTTAAAGCGGATACACAAGGTAAAAAATTAGGACTAACTGATAAAGAAGATAAAGAATTAAATACAGGAATGCCATTATTAACCAATTTGGTAAAAAAAGCGGGATATACATTAAAATCAAATAAAAGAAAATCACAACCTTATAGAGATGATGTTAATACTTGTGGTAGACATATTGTATTTAGAACTTTATTATATAAAATGCCAATGGACAGATATAATAAATTATTAGATAGTTGGGAAAATAAAGATGTGAAAAGCGATGATATTATTACTATTCTTACGGATAATATAATAAAGAATAAATAATAATATAAAAAATAATATGTCTTTATTATATATATAATGTATTCATTTTTAGGGAGTAGAGATGATAGTGGAGATTACGAAGCAGTTTATTATAATTGTGATATTGTAAATGGAAGAGTTGTAGACCAAGGTTCAGGAACAGACCCCGAAGTCCAATTTAACGAAACAAGGGATAGTCCTATGATTAAAAACGCATCTAATTATGAATTTGCCATTGTTAGATTTACGATGAATGGTGCTGGTAGGGATTTACCGATGTGGATGCCTGTAATTGAAATGGGATTAACCCCACCTGTTGTTGCGGGAGTTCAACCATCAGTTCAACAAATAGTGGCAACAAATAAATCAGTATATAAAATTACATTAAGAGCAGTATTAAATGGTGTTGAATATTATAGTAGCGAATATTCATTAAATCCAACTGGCGATACAACTGCTGGATTACCACCAGCATTAAATGGTGTAATTCAACAAGGAAATAGTTTGATATTTGTTCCCGAAGATATGGAAGCACGACGACCACTTCCACAACAGGGGGTAGCGACAACAACACAGGATACAGCAACAAGATATTATTATATTTCTACATATAAAGCAGTTGAAAGTATGGTTAATAATACTTTCGCACAAGCGTGGCAGGATATAGAAAACCAATTTACTACTGCTTTTCCATTGCTTCAAGTCCAAAGTCATTGTCCTATTATGAAATATAATTCCACCACAGGATTATTTGAGTTATATTGCGATGCTTATGGTTGGGGTAGTGATGGATTTGGTGGTGCGGGTGCGACACTTGCTAATCCAGTAATGTTGGGAGTTGATAATACCCGTAGTAATACTCTTGTTGGTTCTACTCAAACTGAAAATTGGGATATGTTTTTTAACTCAAATATGTATGGATTATTTGCTAATTTCCCAATGCGATATTGGGGTGGAGATGTTGCCACAAATAATAGAACATATCAAATTTTAACCTATGTTCCAAGATTACTTCCCGCACCACCACTTTCAACAACCGCTACTATTGGTGGTATTCCTGGACTGACTGGGACGAGTGCCGATGTAGATAATAACAGGATATTTGCTGGGAATGGAAATGCCTTAACACACGCATATCCTGGAGTTGTGGGTCCCACCGCCGTAGAGTGTATGATGGTAAAACAAGATTATTCATCAACTTCTTCATTATGGTCGCCGATAGAAAGTATTGTATTTACAACAACATTAATACCTGTTGTTAATGAATATGTTGGACAACCCCAACGATTTGGCGATTCAAATGATGCTTCAAGTTCAACAACTCAAAATGCTTTCCAACCTATAATTACTGATATTGCTTTACCGATGGGTTCGGCAGATGATTATAGACATTTTGTAGAATATGTCCCCAGTGCTGAATATCGGATGATTTCGTTATCGTCATCTAATCAAGAAATTAAAAATATTGATGTCCAAGTATATTGGAAAAATAGAATGGATGGTTCATTAATTCCAGTCCAAATGTTTAATTTAAGTTCTATTTCTATGAAGATGATGTTTAGAAGAAAAAAGTAAATAAATGCGTTTTTTATGTAAAAATCTAAATTTTTTTATATATATATATAATATATAAATGAGTTTATCAAAAGATTTAAATTATGGTTTAAATAAAGAATTAAGCACACAAAAACAAATTGAGGAATGGATTGGTAGTTCAATAACAAAAACAGATACGATGAACCACTTTGATTTTAAAGTAAATGATAAAAAAATATTAATAGAATTAAAAAGCAGGAGAGTAAATAAAGATAGATATGATACCACTATAATCGGTAAAAATAAAATTGATTATGCGATGGAGAAATATAATGAAGGATATGAATTATATTTTTGTTTTAATTTCACAGATGGATTATATTATTTTAAATTTGATAAAAGTTTAACAGGATATCCAAGTAGATTTTTAAAAAGATTTGATAGAAAATGGGGACACTATGTTATTGATATAGATTGTAAAGATTTATTAAAAATATAAATTCCCTTTTTAGATTTAGGATATATATAAAAGTTAAAACGGGAATAACAAAAATATTATAATATATTAATATGGAATTGGTAAAAACAATGGGAGTAGAGGATTTAGGAGAATTACCTTTTAATCAAATTTTAACACATTATAAACAATTAAAATATTGGATAGATAATAAATTGGTTGAATTAGAAGAAAGAATAGAAAATTTTGATGATAAAAAATGGATACATTTTCATAAAATTATTAATGATAAAGATGAAAAAATAAAAGAAATGAGAGAAGAAATACAAAATGTAAGGCAAGAAAAATTTGAAAAATATGAAAATACATTAAAAGAAAATAAAGCATTACGTAGATTATTAAAAACACCTTCAATGCTAAATGCTTGATATATCTATTTAATATTAATAAATATAATATATATCTATTAATTTTAAAATAAAAAAAAAATATATAGGATTTATAGGAAATTTAATTAAATTTATTAAAAAAAATATAATAATTAATTTTAATTTTTTATCTATCCACTATATATAAGATGTCAGCAAGTAGTGATATTCAAAGACTTTCTGTTTTTATGCCTCAAATAGTTCAACATAGACCTCGTTTCGCAGTGTATAAAGGGGCGTTGTCGGTATCTAATTCTCCATTCCAAGCAATTGCCGCCACGTCATCTCAACTTACGTTCAATATACAGGTGCCCTCCTTAAATTGCTTTATGTCCAGGGAAGTAGAATTCACAGGGTCGCCAAATATGAGTTGTTTAGTCACCGTTCCCGGCGCACAACCAGTTCAACCAACAGACCCAGCAGTTTTAACTTGGGGTCAGGATTGTGCTTTACCAGCATTTCCACTCCACCAAATGATGAATACGCTAACAGCAAATATCAATGATACCACATCCACGATTAATGTCAACGATGTTTTGTATGAAGTATTGAGGTTAGTGGATATGAAACGCAACAGATTACAAAGAACCTGTCCAACAATGTTGGATAAATATCAAGCATACGATTATGCCGTAGGTGCTAATAATAATAATCTTTCTTCCTACTGGGATGGAACTGATTATGATAATATGCCCAATGGTGCTTTCTATGATGTTGTTTTTACCAACGCCGCCGGTCAAGCGTTAGTAGGAGCATTAGCAAATGTTCCTTATAATGATGGTGTAGGAGCAGTAAATGTTAATAATAGTGTGCCTTGTTTAACCGATAGTGGTGTTTATGCTGGTGCCGCCCCCACAGGTCTTTATCAAACAACCTACAATATCTTTTACAGGTATCAATCAACAGAAAAATTAGTATTATCTCCATTTATTTTCAGCGAAATTCACGGAAACGAAACCGCATTATTCGGAATTAATAATGTCCAACTTGTAGTAAATCTAGGTAATACTCAAAGAAATTTAAGATGTGCCCCGTTAGCAAGTGGGGCGGCACTTCAACGAGGAGTGACAAATGTCCAATTCAATACTGGTGCTCCTCAAGCGTGGTCTACGTCCGTTGTTAATATTTCTTTTTACACCCCGAGTTTAGATTTGGATTTACCACCTAAATCGGTCGTGCCCTATATGGAATTCCCAAGATATATTACAGGTAATCTTGCTAATGTTCTTCCTAACGCAACCGCAACTTTACGAAGTAATACCATCACTTTACCACAAATCCCCGATATGTTAATTTTGTATTGTCGTCCTCAAACTTATGGAGATGCGGTGCTTGGTATTAATGCTAATACACGAGGTGATTGGTATTTACCTATAACTAACATAAATATCAATTTTGATAACTTCTCGGGACTTTTGAGTTCACATACAGCAGAGCAATTGTATGCGATGTCGGTTGATAATGGTTTAGATATGGATTGGAATACTTGGAATGGACAAGCAGTAGTAGCAAATAGTAGACCAGTAAATCCTGTTGTATTAGGAAGAACACAAGACGGAAATCGTGTTCCAGCAGTAGGGGGATTTTTAGTATTAAAACCTTCAAAAGATATTCCATTACAATCAGGACAAGCACCAAGTGTAGTAGGAAATTATACATTCCAATTTAATGCCACCGTATTTAACCAGTCAGGTGCGGTTGTCTCTCCAGCACTTTATGTAATTGCCGTTAATTCAGGTTTTTTTGAAACCCAAAGTGGAAGTTCTAGGATTTTGAAAGGAATTCTTAACGAACAACAGGTCATTTCTGCTCCTCGTGCGATGGATAGTGCTAACCTACGTCGTTATGTAGGCGGTAATTTCTTATCATCATTAGGAACTGCTTTATCCAAAGTAGCACGTAATCCAGCAGTTCAATCAGCAGTTGGTCAAATGGCAAAATCCGCATTAGGTAAAGGAGGAAATGTTGCTGGTGGGGTGGGATCAATGGCAGGTGCTGGTAAAAGAAAATCCAATCTTGCCAATTTACTTTAAAAAAAATATATATAGGAATAATTTAGAAATTTAAAAATATTATTAATATAAAAAAAATATATCAGTAATATATATAATGTCTAACGCAAATGATAAAAACCCACAAACGAGAGAAGATGAATTTGATGGAGTGACAATTGGTAATAATGGTGATTGTAATATAGGTTATGATGGCACATCATTAAATTTAAAAAATACAGATGCCAATGGTGATGTAAATATATTATCAGCAGATGGAAGTATATTAGAAATTGTCGGAGGTGTGAGTGCGGATATAGAATTACGAGCAAATGGGAATGGTGGAGTTGGTCTTATGAGTGGAAATTTAGGTGGTGGAAATGGTGCGATTTCTTTTTTTACTCTTGGTAGAGTTGTTGCGGATGCTGGAACACAAGTCCAATTCGTAAGTCCATTATTAGTAATGGATTGTGCTGGTGTAGATTTTGGAGCATTAGGCGATGAATATACAGGTGTTATACAAGACAACGGAGATAGAAATGTCCAATGTGCGAGGTTATATTCTCAAACAAACGGAATTCTTTGTCTTGATGCCCAAAGTGGTTATGTCCGTGTAAATTATACCTGTTCTACCGCCGTTGTTGGAGCAAATGTAGTTCAGTTTCCAGTTCAAAGTTGGGAGGCAACCGACGCACAAACTCAACAACTTCCGTTTGTTTGTGATTTATTTATAACTTTTGCGAATGATGGAGATGCTATGAATGTAGAAGCAGTAGATAATCCAATAAATCAAGCACAAGTAGCAAATTCTATGACCTTTAAAGGTATTGATAATGGAGGAGGACAACACGCAATTCCACTCAATGGTGTTGGTGGATTACTTGGTGGTGTTAATGATATGGGTGGATTAGGAAGAGGAAATTTAAATTTAGTATCAAACAACGGAAACGCAGACCAAAAACTCCATTTAAGGATTAGTAGTTATGGTAATCAATTGGGCGTGGCACAAGAATTATTAGTAGAAGTTGTAGGACTCGGTCCTGATGGAACTGGTGGTGGGGCAACATCGGTGATATTAGCAACACCAGCATAATTAATATTTATGTAAAAATATATTTAAAAATTATTTTCTTACATTAATATATAGAATGGACGAAAACGAGAAAAAACTTTTAGAATTAAAAAGAGAAAAAAAAGTTAAATTTGACGAAAATTTAGAATTAAAAATTCGTGATTATGTTGATAGATGCGTAGAACGAAAAATAGAAAGTATAAAAGAAAAATTAATTACAGATTTATTAAGTCAAATGGAGAAAGATTACAGGGAACTTGCTGGTTATTGTGAAGGAAAAAAAACAAAAGAAGCATTGGAAAATGTAGTGATTTTTTCAAAAGACGCACGAGTTAATGGACAATTGGTATAAATAATATCTTTATATATATAGATGAAAGGTAAGAATGATGATATATTTATAGCACAGCATACATATATTACATTATTAGAAGAACGAATAACTAAAATAGAAAAACAATTAAAAAAAATGGAAATAAAAAATTATAAATTAACCTGTAAGAATGTAATATTATTCAAAAGATTACAGGAATTTAGAAAACCATTAACTCCATTTGATAAAGGAAATAGTGATTAATTTTTTTCGGGTTTAAAGTTTAAAGATATTATATATATATAATATATATAATGAAAAAATTACAATTATTAAATAATTTAATAAAAAGAACTCCCAAATTTTCAGGTTGTGGATATAATGCCATACCGAAAAATATGAAAGAATTAGAACAAATACGGGGTAGTTTTAATAAAGTAAATGGATTAAGAAAAGAGGAATTAACATATCAACAAAATATGGTAAAATATTATACAAAAAAATATCCGAATTTAGATAGTAAATAAAAATTAAAATATAAAATTATAATGTAATTTTATATTATAATGAATTTTGAGGGGTGTAGATATTATCAACGAACATTAACAAGAAAATATACGATGAGTGTAGAAAGAGAAAATATAGTATTAAATAGAAAATTAAGTAAAGTATTACGGAATCAGGCAAAATTATTTAGAGATTTACAAGAAGCAAAATCAAATGTAGGAGCATTGGAATTTGAGGTTCAAAATTGTCACACCACTATAAAGGATTTAGAAGGAGAAGTTGAGGACTTACACCAAAAAGTATATTATTTACAAACAGAATGCGACCCCGAAAATGATCCATACGAAGAAGTAGAAAAAGTAGAAGAAGTAGAAAAAGTAGAAGAAGTAGAAGTAGAAGAAGATTTAGAACCAGCAGAAAACGAGGTGAATGAAGAACCAGCATTAGATATGTCTAATAGTGATTACGAAAAAGAAAATGAAGAATGTAATGTTAGTGCGAGTGGTGAATGTGAATGCGTAAAATCTGTTGGTGTTTTAGAAGTAGCGGATTGGACATACGAAATGCCTTGGTCGCAAATTGCTAGATATTAATTAATTATTATTAAAATTAGTTTTCGGGGTTTAAAGATAAACCACATATATATTCTATAAAAGAATATGGAGTTTAATCAAGATTTACTGACTAAATGTATAGAAGAAGATATGAAAAAACCAATTATAATCCCAGCGGATATAAACTATAATGAATATACTGAAACTGAAATATACGAACAATTAATTAATCAAGGGAAACCTTTGAATATTCATAAATATTGTTTGGTAATGGAATTAAAAAAGAGATTAGAAAAGTTAAATGGAGAAGAAATATATTTAAACAAAGAAATTAAAAGAGTTGAGGAGTTATTACAAGAAGTTTATGAAGAGAAAGACGAACTTGAAAACGAAAATGAAAAATTAAAATTAAAATGTAGAGCAGTTAATGGAAAATTTGATTGTAATAATTGTGGAGATAGACCAGCACATAAACATTCAAAATATACTCTTTACGATAAAACTGAATATTGGTATTATCTTTGTGATGAATGTGAGGAAGAACAGAAAATATTAACTGATATGACCGATGATGA